ACGCGGCCAACGTACTGAACAACGGATTTTCGAACACCGGCTATGACGGGGTGGCGCTGTTCTCAAACTCCCATCCACTGGCCGACTCGGCAAACGTGCTGGACAATCTGACGACAGGTGCGCTCACTCCGGCGAATCTGAAAGGCGGCATGACGCTGATGCGCGGCCAAGTCAACGAGGCAGGTGTGCTGATCCAAGCACGTCCGAAGCAACTCATTGTCGGTCCGGACAACGAATACACGGCGCTGGAGATCACCCGTTCCACCAATCAAGCCTTCGAGCAATCCAATACCAAAAACGTAATCGAGGGATTGCGCCCGATCATCATGGACTACATCACCGGCGACTCGTGGTTCCTGCGTGATCCGTCCATCGAAAACCTGATGTTCAAATGGCGCGAACGGCCATGGTACGATAGCCAGAAAATCCAGAAGACGGTCGATTTTTTCGTATTCGGTTATACCCGGTACGATGTCGGCTATGTAGACCCGAGGGGACTTGTCGGGTCGGCAGGAGAGTGATGAGAGATGCCGAATTTTCGCGATAACACCACATACGAGCATACAAACGGGATCAAAGCCGCGGCAATCTTCGTCCAACAAGCCGCCATTGCATTTGATGACAGTGCCAAATCGCTGATGACCATTCCAGACGGCGCAAAAATCCTGCGGATTGAAGTGGACGTGACAACGGGTTTTGACGGCACCACGCCGACATATGATGTCGGGTATACGGGGGATGCGGATGCCATCATCGACGGCATGACACTTCCGTCGAGTGCAGGACGCGCAACGGCTCCCACGCCGCCCAGCTCCACCGTGGCCCAATGGAATGGCGTCACCTCCGGCAAACTGATCGGGACGTTTGTTGGTGGTGGAAGCAATACAACAGGGGCCGGAATTATCAAAGTGGCATACTATGTTGGTCCGTAAGAACAACGAGGAGGGGCATTCCATGCTCCTCCTTTTTGACTATTTGGAGGTGTTCGAATGAACGTCATTCCCAATGACAAAGACCTAAATCCGCTCTTTACGGCAACGAATCCGGGGCATGTCACACAATCTCCATCGATGACCAGCGCGGCAGAAGTGACGCCGGATGACGATAACGATCTGCCTAATGGATCGACCAAATATCTGTATGTGGGCGGGGCCGGTGACCTAAAAATCGATATGGCTGATGGGTCTACGGTGACCCTTGTGGCTGTTCCCGCAGGTACACTTCTCCCGTTTTCTGTTAAACGGGTCTATTTGTCCGACACGAATGCGGATTATATCCTGGCTTTGTATTGAGGCGGTGAACCATGGCGACAGTAAGTGAATTGATGGCAAGCCGGATCACAAATGCCCAAATCAATGAGCAGACTTGGGGCGGAGTGATTTTTAATGTCAAAGCCTTTGGTGCCAAGGGAGACTACAACACATCGACTGGACTGGGAACTGACGATAGTACGGCGATTATTAATGCTTATCAAGCCGCGGCAAAAGTGAATGGAACCGTTGAGTTCCCTCCGGGGAATTATTTAATAAATTCGACCATAACCCTATCTGATGCTGTAAGAATCAAAGGTGATAGGGTCAATATGGGAGGATCCCGAATATTCACCAAGGCAAACGCTCCAATTTTTCGCGTGAAAGCCGCTGCACATATTGAGGGGCTTTCGTTTATGGGATCCAAAGAAGTCTCAAAAACCTCTCAAGTAGCGATTTACATTGACAACATCAGCAATGTTACTATCTTCGATTGCTACTTCCAAGACTTTTACGACTGCATTTACATCTACAATGTTGTGTTTTATTCCACCATCGAGCGCTGCCGTTTTTATTCGGCGGTACGTTCTATGATCCGAGGTGCAGGCGTTACCGCGTCGGGGTATCAAGTAACGATAAACCATTGTGTAGTGACTCCTGGATCAAATGGAGGGGAGTCAGGATTCTACTTCGAAAACGCCGGAACTGTCACCATAAACGACTTGGAAATGTCTCCTACAAACCTTTCGGATGCTTCCATCGTTTTTGCATCGATTGCAGCAAATGGCGGTATTCAACAAATTACTCATAGCCGCCTTGAGGGAAGTTCAAATGTAGGTCTGAAATTGATCGGAACCAGCGGTAATCCGATCAAATTTGTATTTGTCTCCAATACGTACATCGCAGGAAACCCGGCTGTAAGAATGGATTATGCGACCAATTGTTATTTCGACAACTGCTATTTTACTGGTTCAAGCGATGGATTGAGCGGTCGTCATGCCTTACTGGTCAATCACGTTGGAGACAACATCAAGATGAACAACTGCGAATACCAAGTGACCAATGTCCCCATTACAGCAGACATCGGATGTTCGTCCATTTCACTGGACATTGTAAATCCCAACTACACTTCTGCGCATCAGTTCATTTACTTGCCTTTCTTGACAAGTTCGGAAGTGGATCGGATCAGCGTGTTCGGCGGATTGATCGGAATCCATACTACTCCAGTAGACATTCCTGCAGGCACAAAGAGTATCGTTCAGGTAGAAGGGGTATCTGAACGAATTGAGTCTGGATCAGCAATAGTGACAATACCGACCGGAAATGCTGGAGCATTGGCATCGATTACCTTCTCAAAACCGTTTAAGTCCCCTCCGAAACTTAAAGTGTGGATCGAATCGTTTTCAGGTAGCGCAGCTGGATATACGACGATTTATTCCAGACAATCCGCCGTTACCACGACAGGAGCAGCCCCAGGAGTTACGTCATTTACCGCACAAGATGTAACCATAGGTTGGGAGGCCAGAGGAGTCTAATTTATTGATTTGGAGGGTGTATATGCCCACAGTTCAAAGCATTCTAGAAAAAGTTGACCTTTATCGAAACCCATATTCCAGCGCCATTAAAGTCGATTGGATGGACACCGTTCAGCGGCAAATCTTCCAGGACGTCCCGCATGAAGCTGAACCGTACACGTTTACTACCATCAGCGGGAATGCGTTTTATGCACTCCCTTCGGACTGCGATCCAATGGGCCCGAAGACGCTGACCATCGAAACCGCAGCTGGAACAGGTAGATATAAGTCGCTTAGGTTTATCAGCAACAACTCGACGGAGCGAGTAGGCGATAACGATGAGTTTTACTCGATCCAAGGTAACGAAAATATCTTTCTGAATCCGGAGCCCAACGACCAGACCGAAGGAAGAAGGGTTTATCTGGTCTACAACAAACGTCCGGCAAAGCTGTCGAGTGCATCACTTTCTGCTATACCTGATCTCGAAGAAGATTTTCATGAATTACTCGAGCTCGGGGTTAAAGTTCGGATCGCTCGGGAACGAGGGGAAGAGGAAGACCAACTGAGGTTTCAACGGGACTTTGACCGGCTGTATCAGCAGTATATCAAACGGTACAAATTCAATTTCCCGAAGTACCCTCGACCACTTGATGTGATGCCTCCTATGCGCCGCGGCGGACGGGCTTCGCGGTTTGGTCAGTCCTTCGTGGCGGATTTGATCCCGGATTGAGGTGAGCCATGGCCAAGGTCAAATATAGAAAAGAAAACAGTTTCAGCGGCGGGATCAACCAAGGGGTCTCGCCGTTTGCCATTTCCGAGAGCGATTCGACGGAGGAATATGGCTGGGACTTTGACGAATTCCCCCGCCGCAAAACGCGCAAGGGACTGACGAACTACGGAGCCAGCGGCGGCGCGGTAACGCATCTGCTTACGAATTATGGGAATACGCATCTCGTCCGGGCGGTCGGTACCAAACTGCAGTATGACAACAGCGGCACCTGGGCGGACCTGACCACCGGACTTGCGGCGGCGGATTGGGATGCCGTTAACTTTCGTGGAAAACTGATCCTCACCAACGGAACAGACAATGTAAAGCAGTACAACGGGAGTGCGGTCAGTGATCTCAATTCCTCGGATGCGCCAAAAGGCAAATACATCACAGCCAGCATCAACCGGGTATACATTGCCGATGGGAGTACGATCTATTTCAGCGCAAATAACGATGAAACCGACTGGACCACCGCCGAAGATTCCGGCGCCGATGACTTCACCGTGAACGGTGGGGACGTGACGGGTCTGACTTACTTCCGGGATCAGGTGACAGTGTTCAAAAAGAATGCAATCGGCGTGTACTACGGAAATAACTACTTCACGCAAAAGCTGGTTACCGTCTCCAACGACATCGGATGCGTAGCCTACAAGACGATTAAGGAAGTGGGGGACACCCTCTATTTCCTCGGGCAGAACGATGTATACGCCTTTCAGGGCGGCGTACCGGTTCCGATTGGCCATGGCATCCGAACCTACTTGGATGGCATCAATCCGGCGCAGATCGCCAAATGCAACGCCTATGTGCGCAAGGATCGGTATTATCTGAACCTCGTCACCGGGGGAGCGACCGAACCTAATGTCCGTTTGGTTTACGATCCGCGCTATGGGAAATGGCGGGTATGCGCCTTGAATGAGGGCATTCGATACGGGGCTTTCCTGAACAACGCTGCCTATATCGGGGACAGTTCCGGGCAAACCTACACGGTCGAAGGCAACACAAACAACGGAACGGCCATCCCCTGGAGCATCACAACCAAACCCTTTGACGAAGGCAAGGCCGAAGCTGAAAAATATTATTCCGAAGCCCATTTCCAAGGGCTGTTTGCGAGCGGTACCACGGTTACGCTGGCCGTGTCTACGCAAGACCGCAGCGGTTCGTTCGAAGTGATTGATTTCGATCCTACATCAGCCAGCAATTTCACCCAAAACCGGAACGTCATTATCCCGCTCGATACGGTGCCGCTCGCGTTTTGGGCCCGGTTCCGCCTATCCGGTACGGGGCCGGTGGAGCTTGAACAAATGCAGCGGTACTTCCGATTGGCCGCTGTACAAAAGTGAGGGAGATAGATGCCAACACCGAAATTTTCAGGCATGCCGACAATCAATGCGCAAGATGCGAGTTTGGAACAACTCCGAGCCTACGTCATGCAGCTACAAGATCAGTTGATCAAGATGCAGCGGGATCTCACGTATCTGCTCGGCAACCTCGACTACGAGAACATGTTCGCCGTAGGAGGATGGCGCGTCCAGCCGGATCGGATGCAGAGCAAAGATGGGGATGTCGGCATGTCGACCGAAGATACTTCCGGGGATGATATCCGGTTCTGGGCCGGGGACGTGATCACCGGCACCCCGGCGTTTTACGTGACCAAAAGCGGCAAACTCTACGCGATGGACGGCACGTTCGTCGGCACCATTACAGGTAGCGAGATTAACGGCAGTACGATCACCGGGGGGACGATTCAAACCACGGCGTCCTCGTATCCGAGGATTGAATTGTCGAGTACGGGGAACTTGTTGAGAGCGATGGCCGCCGTGAACAATTTCATATCTGTATTGCCGGACGTAGCCGGTAGTCCGGCAATACGATTTATTAATGGATCTTTTGATGCTCTGCTAAGTTCCCCGGCCAACACACTGTTGCTCGAAACAATTTCGACGAGCGATATACAGATAAGCCCCAAAGGGAACTTATTTTTAAGCGCCGGTTCTCTTTTCAAAGTTCGATTTGATTCGTGGAATTCGATTCATAGCACCCTTGAAGGGTGGACTTTGAAACAAGAACTAGATTATTTACAAGACCAAATTGATGATTTGGAAGATCGAGTTAGCGACCTCGAATAGCCATTATTTACCTGCCATGATATAATGGCGGAAAAAGGCGAAAGAGGGATGAAGGTGAAAAAATTATTCATCGGAATCATCATCGGAGCTGTTATGAGTTTTGCAGCATCGGCTAATGCTGACGTCATCGAAAGCGTGGTGGGAAAGTTGATCGAAGGCGAATTTCCTGTGAAAATTGGCGAAAAGCAACTTGAGAATAAGGCGATTGTTGTCAATGGAACAAGTTATCTGCCGGTCCGAGAGTTTGGCGAGGCGACTG